AACGCACAAGTGCAAGCATTAGTACATGCACATATTATGGAACATTTACAAATGAAAGCAGATATCTTGGCACAACAACAGATGCCACCAGAAGCTTTACAGCAGTTCCAACAACTGCAACAACAAGCACAGCAAGTTAGTCCTGCAGAACAAGGTGCTCTTATGCAACAAGCAAATAATATTCTGGCACAGTTCTCAGCACCTATCATGTCTGAACTAATTGCTGATTACACTTCTAGAATATCTACACCAGAAGATGAAGATCCATTAGTGGCAATAAGAAAACAAGAACTTGCCTTAAAAGGTCAAGAGTTAGCAATCGAGCAACAACAATTTAATGCACAAGAAAGACGTAAAGAACAAGACGCTGCAAGAAGGGCTACGATTGATAGAGAGCGTATCCAAACCTCTGAAGATATAGCAGAAATGCGTGACGATACGGCCAGAGCAAGACTAGATCAACAACGTATGTTGAAAAACTTAGATATAATGAATCGTAATTAATTCTTGCAAAATTAAATTTATCTATACATAATAGCAAGCATGGTTAAACGAACAGAAATAAATCAACAAAAAACACCTACTGTAATGAAAAACAAAAATCCTTACAGTAACAAAGGAAGCGTATCGCTAAAAACTAACCAAGGAACTTTTGATACCAATACAACACCTAAGCCTGGTATGGGTAAAGGTAAATCCAGAGGTATGGGTATTGCTGAGTTTGGTGGTAAGTTTTCTGGTGTATATTAATGGATTCAGTTTGGCTGGCTAAAAAATTTCTAAAAGAAATAGCAGCCAGAAGAGAAGACACTAAGGATGCCATGTTATCTGGCTGTAGTGATTTTTCTCAGTACGAGTTTTTGCGTGGGCGTTACAGTTCTCTCGCTGATGCAGAAAATATATTTAGAGAACTGCTAGGGAAAAACTTACAAGATGACATCCAAGATACAGGTACCTGAACACATAGCAAAAGAATTAGAAGCTGAGCAAAACCCACCAAAAGAAGAAACTAAGATACCTTACGTAAAAGAAGAAGCACGGGTTTTAGATCCAACACTTATAGAAAAATCAATTTTAGAACGTATGCCACAACCTACTGGTTGGCGTATTTTAATACTACCTTACGCTGGCAAAGGCGTAACAGACGGTGGCATACAGCTAGTACAATCTACAGTCGATCAACAAAGGTTATCTACCGTTGTTGGTTATGTGGTAAAAATGGGGCCTGATTGTTATAAGGATAAATCTAAATTTGACGGTCCTTGGTGTGAAGAAAAACAATGGGTATTGATAGGCAGGTATGCTGGAGCTCGTTTCAAACTTGGTGATGAATCCGAATGTCGGATCATTAATGATGATGAGGTGATTGCCACCATATTAGATCCTACTGATATTCTTGCAGTATAAGGAGAATAAATGTCTGAAGAAGCATTAAAACAAGAAGAGGTAATAGAAGAAGAAGGAGAGGTTATTGATTTAGAAGAATCAAAACCTGAAGAAACACCTGCAGTAGAAACAGCAGAAGATACTACACCCGAAGTAGTTACAGAAGAACCTGAGCCTGAAAAAAGCGAAGAAGAGTTACAAGATTATTCTGACAAAGTTCAAAAAAGAATTAATACTTTAACTAGAAAGCTTAGAGAGGCAGAAAGAGGTCAAGATTCAGCTTACGAATATGCTAAAAACTTAGCGGCTGAAAATGAAAGATTAAAAACAACTGCACAAACCCTACAACAAACAACCTTTGATGAGTCGGCTACAAGATTAGAGTCACAAAAAGCACAAGCTATGGCCTCTTTGCAAAAAGCACATGAAGTTGCAGATTATGAAAAGGTAGCACAAGCACAAGACGTATTAGCTAAAATAGCAGTGCAAGAGCAAAAAGTGCAAGAAGGTAAACTTAAAATGGAACAAATGCAAAAAGAAGTTCCAGTCCAACAGCCTCAACCAACAGTTCAACAACAACCTATGTTCAATTCAAAAATGCAAAACTGGATTGATGACGGTAATGATTGGTTTTTAAATAATGCAGTGATGCATGAATCAGGAACTCAGATACATGAAGATTTAGTTACTGAAGGTTTTGTCGTTGAAAGTGATGAATATTTTGCTGAAGTAAATAAAAGAATCAGAGTTAAACACCCTGAATATTTTAATGAACCAGCAAAATCTAAACCGTCACAAAAGGTGGCTTCAGCAGGAAGAGTAAGCGGTAAGTCTGGTAAAAAGCAGATTAGGCTCTCTCCTAGTGAAGTACAAATGGCAAAAAAATTAAACGTACCCTTAACAGAGTACGCAAAATATGTTAAAAGGTAACTAATATGACAGATAATACTGACAAACAAAACAGAACTTCACGTTCTGCCGACACTCGAGCTGATAAAGTAGCTCGCAAACCTTGGAGCCCACCATCCATGTTGGATACTCCTCCTGCACCTGAAGGTTATACCTACAGGTGGATAAGAGCCGAACTTGTAGGCCAAGAAGATCGAAAAAATGTTACAGCTAGATTAAGCGAGGGTTTCGACCTAGTAAGATCAGAAGAGTTGGACGCATCTTTTCAAGATCGTTATGACGCACTAGAAGAAGGCAAACATGCAGGAGTTATCGCAAGGGGTGGTTTGTTACTGGCTAAGATTCCAAATGAAACGCGTGATGAAAGAAACTCCTACTATCAAAACGCTGCTAGAACTCAACAAGACGCTGTTGATAATGACTTACTCAAGGAATCAGATCCTAGCTCTCCGATTTTAAATCCAGAGCGTAGTAGCAAGGTAACTTTTGGCGGTGGTCAAAGAGATTGACTACTAAACATATAATTTTAAATATATAAAGGTGACTTATTATGTCTAACAAAAATGCCCCATTCGGAGCAAAAGTAGTTGGTAAATTAGGTTCTGGAGTCCAAAATGGTGGAGTTACAGAATACGAAATTGCCTCTGGTGCTTCTGGGAATATTTTTTCAGGCGATTTAGTAAAAATGCTCAACACAGGTACTATTTTAGTAGCTGCTGCTGGGGATGAAGCTTTAGGTGTATTTAGAGGTTGTACTTTTACAAACTCTTCAGGTGAAACTGTTTTTAGTTCTCACTTCCCTGATGGCACTGTATCGTCCGATATTAAAGCATTTGTTGTAGATGATCCTGATGCTGTATTTGAAATTCAAAGTGCAGGTTCTCCAGCTCAAACTGATGTCGGTTTGAACGCTGATATTTCTTATACTTCTGGCTCTACCAAAACTGGTATGTCAGCTATGGAGTTGTCAGGAACAACAGCAGCAACTACTGCAACTTTTAGAATTATGGGTTTTTCAAGCGACCCAGACAACAGCACAACAGGTTCAGCTAACGTAAATGTGATTGTTAAATTTAACGAGCATTTCTATATCGATCCAACAGGAGTATAAATAATGGCAATTAATAGAGCACAATTAGCGAAAGAATTAGAGCCAGGTTTAAACGCCTTATTTGGTATGGAATATGCCCGATATGAGGCCGAGCATCTCGAGATTTATGAAACTGAATCTTCAGATAGAGCTTTTGAAGAAGAAACACTAATCGTTGGGTTTGGTAACGCCCAAGTAAAAGCTGAAGGTAGCGGAATCAGATTTGATAACGCTAACGAAGGTTATACTTCACGTTACACTCACGAAACAGTGGCTCTTGCTTTTGCTCTAACAGAAGAAGCAATTGAAGACAATCTTTATGATAGACTTGGAGCAAGATACACCAAAGCCCTAGCAAGATCTATGGCAAATACAAAGCAAATCAAAGCTGCTTCAGTATTAAACAACGCGTTTAGTACAACAGGTGGTGATGGTAAAACTTTGATTGCAACAGATCATCCGCTTGGAGGTGGAGGTTCACTAGCGAATAGAGCCACAACTATGGCGGACTTAAACGAAACTTCTCTTGAAGATGCATTAATTGGTATCTCTACATTTACAGATGATAGAGGTCTTAATATTGCATTAAGAGGAATGAAGCTTATTGTTCCACCACAGTTAGTCTTTGTTGCAGATAGACTACTAAACAGCCCAGGTAGAGTTGGTACTTCAGATAACGATATTAACGCTATCGCGAATATCAACAGCATGCTTCCTGAAGGCTATGTAGTCAATCATTACCTAACTGATACAGATGCATACTTCATCAAAACTGACTGTCCAGATGGATTTAAGTATTTTGAAAGAAGTCCTATGCAAACTGCATTAGAAGGTGACTTTGACACAGGCAATATGAGATACAAAGCTAGAGAAAGATACTCTTTCGGTTACTCAAACTTTAGAGCCGTATACGGTTCTCAAGGAGCTTAAGGAACGGATTATTGTAGCGTTTCTCACTCAACTACAATTTTTAGGGAGCTTCGGCTCCCTTTTTTTTGTTGCTTAGTTTGTATTGTGGGTGTAAACTCAAGATAGTTTTAAATTAATTAGCTTAATGAGGATCGATTCGATTTCCATTAATACAAGTAAAGGAGTTCATAATGGCTAATCCACATTTTCAAAACTTAATCTTATGGGCAGGTAATACTGTTGCTACTGAGCACAAGAAAAACCAGCCTATGTTTGCACCATATCCATCAGATCAAACATTTTATATGTATCATAATGATTTTTTTACATATAACTCTGGTGATTGGACCATAACAACTACTGAGGCTGGTACTGGTAGTGCATCTGAAGCTGTAACATCTTCAGCAGGTGGAGCTTTATTGCTTACTAATGCTGCAGGTGATAACGATTTAGACTTTTTACAATTAAAAGGTGAAGGGTTTAAATTAAGCACAAGCAAGAAAGCATACTTTTCTGCTAGATTTAAAGTAAATGATGTAGACCAATCTGACTTTGTTATGGGTCTTGGTATAACAGACACAACACCTCTTGATACAACAGACGGTGTTTTCTTTATTTCTGCAGACGGTGACGCAGGTTTAGATTTCTTAGTTGAGAAAGATAATACTGCTACTACTACAGAAGATGTAGCAACTATGGCAGATGATACTTTTATCACAACAACATGGTTTATTGATCCAGATGCTTCAAAAGTATTTTATTCAATTAATAATGCTGCTCCAGTTGGTGTTGCAATCACAAACTTACCAGATGATGAGGAACTAACCGTATCATTTGGTATTCAAAATGGTGAGGCTTCAGCACAAACTATGACTATTGACTACGTTGTAGCAGCAGTAGAAAGATAGGAGTAAACAATGGCAGATACAGTTACTTCGCAAACTATCCAAGATGGTGAAAGAGTTGCAGTATTAAAGTTTACTAATGTATCAGACGGTACAGGAGAATCAGCGGTAAAAAAAGTTGATGTTTCAGCTTTAACTACTAACAGCAAAGGTGAATCTTGTACGAGTGTTTCAATAGCTCGTATTTACTGGGCATGCGTTGGTATGAGAGTAAATATAGAGTTTGACGCTAGCACTAATGTCTTGGCCATGCCATTACCTGCAGATAGCACAGGAGATGAATATTATGATTTATTTTCTGGCATACCAAATAATGCAGGTTCAGGTGTAACTGGAGATATAGACTTTACAACTGTTGGTCACTCAAGTGGTGATGCTTATTCCATTATATTAGTTTTGAATAAAAACTATTGATAAATGGCTACTAGGAAGCGAGCAAAACAAGTACGCAGAACAGTAGGAAAAGGTGGTAATTACCGCCCCACTAAACAAAGGGCGGGAATGACCAAAAAAGGCATAAAAGCCTATAGAAAAGCAAATCCAGGATCAAAACTTAAAGGTGCGGTCACTGGCAAAGTTAAAAAAGGTAGCAAAGCTGCAAAAAGACGTAAGTCCTATTGTGCAAGATCACTTGGACAGTTAAAACGTAGCTCTGCTAAAACAAGAAACAATCCTAATTCTAGAATTAGACAAGCAAGAAGAAGATGGAAGTGTTAAATGGCTAAAGAAAAAATAAAAAAAGTAATTAAAGGGTTGCAAAAAGCAAGCAAGACACACGCAAAACAAGCTAAAACATTACAATCCATAAAAATGAAAAAAGGTGGTAAAGTGAAAAGCGGCGGAAAAATTTGTCCAGCAGGAAAGGCTTGGGCAAAGCGTACTTTTGATACATATCCTTCAGCATATGCAAATATGGCCGCATCAAAATATTGCAAAGATCCAAACTATGCAAAAGGTAGCAAAAGAAAGAAAAAAGCAAAAGGCGGACTTGTCTCCATTAGAGGTCAAGGCATAGTAATGAGAGAAAGATTAAGATAATGGGTCAGTTAGCTGAATGGAGAAAACAAAACTGGGTCAGAATAGGCACAGATGGATCTATTAAAGGACCTTGTGGTACAAGCAAAGATAAAAAAAATCCAGATAGGTGTTTACCAGCAGCTAAAGCAAGAAGTTTATCTAAAT